CCGTGCCACCGATCTTGAGCTGGGTGGAGGAGTCCACGCCGCTGATGACCGGGGTTGGCAGACCGACGATGTGGCGACCCCACTCGAGGTCGGCGGAAGTGAGGTAGTGCGACAGGTTGATCGTGGAGATGTCCTGCATCGGAGGTTTGTCGCACTGCCAGTGGACGCCGCTCGCCCCGATCACCGTGAAGGGGATGAAGTCGATCGTGTTGCCCATGAACGTAGGCGTGACGAGTGGGCCGACCGGTTCGAGGTCGTCGTTCAGCTCCTGCACATGGTACAGACCGTCCGGGCCGATGAAGCAGTTCCGCAGAACAGTCTGAACGTTGACCGCATGCGGATCGGACGGATCCTCGACCTCACGCATCTCCCTCAGGATGATGGATACGGCCTGTCCGGTCAGCGGATCCAGCTTCCACTTCGGGATGGACTCCGCGATGTAAGGGCAGATGGACGGCATGGTGGAACCGACGACCGGAGCATCGATCAGGATGCCGTAGCGGCCCTGCATGATGACTTCCAGGTAGGTCGTCATCATCAGCTCGGACCACTGATACCCGATCTTGTCGTCCTTGAAGAAGGGCGCCATGATGTCGTTGGTCTGAATCTTCGGAGCCTTAGCCATGGCCAGACCGCACATCGCCGTCGCCGTCTTGCCCGTAATCGGGAAGAAGAGCGCCCGCGTCAGGTAGTTGTTGTAGTCAGCGTTGGACTGTCCCGACAGTTGCGGGAGGTACCTCGTGCCCAGGCTCTTGATCCGGTCCTCGCCGTCGAAGCAGTCGCGGATCTTGGACCACGCGTTGAGGTAGCGGAGGTAGTCGGGCGATGCCCACTTCGTGATGTCTTTTGCCATGGTTCCTCCTCAGGTTCCGTACACGACGCCCTCGCCGGCACGCATGATCGCCTTGAGCGCACGGTATCGGAGAGCGTCGTAGATGTGATCGTTTGCCGCAGAGTTCACGTCCTGCGGATTGTCAGGGGCGACCGGCAGCTCGGGGATCTGCGAGATTGTGTTCACGCACTGCCTGTGGAACAGAAGCCACGGAGCCTCCCGATTCCTCGTCAGTGCCGCCTTCAGCCCCTGCCTCACGAGCATGTAGCCCCGCTCGCGACTGCCGGGCCGCTTGTCGCCCTTGGTAAAGCGGACGCCCTGGTTGATGTACTCGTCGTGGATCGCCGCCATCCCCTTGTCCTTGTCGAAGATGGTGGTGTCGGCTGGACCTGCCTGGGTCCTCATCCTCAGACCAGCCATCTCCTCGTGCTGACGCATTCTGACGCCGAGCTCGTTGGGCAGCAGCCTCAGGCCCTTGTCCTCCTTGTCGGCGAAGTAGATTTCGCTGAACATGATGATGGATCGCCTCGGCAGAGCGATCTTGTTGCCATCGATCGTGGCGTACGTGCCGTCCGACTCGCAGCAGTAGATGGTGGCCGCCGGCGCTGAGTAGCCGTAGTCGTGAGACCGGTCGATGGTCCACGTTCTCGGGATCTCCAGATCGTTGACGATGTGGACGTTCGGGTCCCACAGATCGGAGAAGGCCTGGCCCTCGTCCAGATTCCAGTTTCCGTCGAGGTAAGCCTGCGCGAGTCGGTCGTCGCCAAGGCCCATGATCCGTTCCTTATAGTTCGGATCGTTCCTCATCATGATGGAGTTCTCGCCAGCACGCGCCGGGATGAACTCGCGCAGCATGCCGCCGTCTGAGATGGGCGCCTTGTAGACGTGACCCGCGCCGTAGCTGACGAACCCCTTCTTGAGGTACGAGTGCGACAGACCTCCCGGGTTGGTGCCGTAGATGATTTTGGGCAGTACTGCCTTCCACCGCTCCGGAATGGCCAGGCCGCCGAGGCGGACGCGGGTCCGGATGAATCGGATCATCTTCTCGCTGAACTGAGTCGCCTCGTCGATCAGCAAACAGTGGATCTCGGCGCCCAGGTAGCTGTTGATGTCGTTCTCGTGCTGGGCGTGGCAGAGGTAGATCTGTGCACCGTTCCAGAAGTTGATCACGCCGTCCGACTTGTTGAAGACCACGTCGCCGTTGTCGATAAAGGGCTTCAGCATGACCAGGAACCCGTCCGGGCTGTACACGTGGTTGATGTACAACTCCTTGTACAGGCGCCGGAACAGGAAGACCTTCAGGTGCGGGATCTCCATGCAGAGTAGGATGGCGAGGACGCGCATGAAGTAGCTCTTCCCGCTGCCGGCGGCTCCGCCGTACAGAATCTCCTGCGCGGGCGACATGAGCGCCCGCTGCTGCTTCGGGTAGAGCTTGAATTCGATCATTGCGTGGTCGTCGCCGTCGTGGTCTGCGAATCGGTGGTGACCGACACCGGGGCGTTCTGCACGGCCAGCTTCGCGTCCTGGAAGTCCTTGATCTGGGCAGTGGTCTTGTCGAAGGCCGCATGTCCCACCGCGACCGCCGCGTAGAGCGTCCACATGTCCAGCTTGAAGTCGCCGGTCTTGTACGTGATGTACATGACCGTGACGAAGATGGCAAAGTGGAACGTCGCCGCGGCGAGCTTGGTTTGGGACAGGGACCCGTCCTTGGCGATGATGAGCTGGAGCGGATTCACTTGCGGTTCTCCCTATCCTCGAGGAATTTGAGTCGTTGCTCGTGCTCGATGATCTTGTTGTTGTCGGCCTTCATCTCGAGGTCGCGGGACGATTCCCCTCGCTCGAGCGTAGACAGCCGAATCTCGTGCGCGTTCAGCACGATGTTTTGTTGGTTGATGGATTCGTGGATTGACCGGATCTCGACCACGATGCTGTTCAGGCCCCAAGCGATGAGGGGCAGTCCCACGCTCGTGACCATGTACACGATGATCCTGAGAAGAGGCGAGTTTGCGATGATCTCCATCCGCTGGTCTCCCAGACGGCGCTCCCCATGATGGCGTCGTTCAGATCCCCCAGGGTACTCGATTTCGGCCATTTCAACGCTCCTTGATCTTGAACCAGAGGGTCCGGTCGTCTGTGCGACCTCCCGTAGTGGTATAGCGACCCGTAACGCCAACCGTTTGGTTTACCAGAGTGGAGTCGGTGATGCTCACCCACGCCACAGCTGTGTTGTTCTGTACCGCGCCCGGAGTCGCCGTCACGCCCGGATTCGTCGGGTGGAAGGTGACCGTGTCCAGCGCATCGCCCTCGACGATGAGACCGCTGAAGTCCCACGTGTAGTCCAACGTCGCATTGGGATCGTGCGTGATCGTGGGCTTGGCAGGATTGGTGGTGTCGTCGAACATCTCAGCCTCCGTCCTTGAAGCGGTAGTTTCGGGCCTCGCCCGAAAATTGGAAGGTCCGCACGTTGTCGGACGGGAATCGGTAGGCCCGACTCTCGTTCTCGAACGAGTAGATTCGGGTATCCTCGGCGAACCTGAACATCCGGATCAGACTACTGACGAAGGTCTCAACGCTTGACGTGTCGGCAGCCGCAACCAGTTCACCGATGACGGAGAACTGCACTCCGTGCGAATCCGTGAACTCGTAGGCCGCAACGGCCTCGATCAGTGCGGCCGTCAGCATGGACGTGGCCGCGGCCACGTCCTGGGCGTCGGCAGTTTCGATGGCCTGGCACACTGCGGCGAAGGTGGACGCCGGATCGTCCGTGAGCGCCATGGCCTCCAGGACGTCCGTAGCGATCGACTTGATTGCATTCTGGGCCTCGGCGAGCGCGCCAGATTCCACCATCTGGGCGAATTGTGCACTGGTGATGACCGGAGAATCGACAGCACTGAGCGCCTCCACCACCGAGCCGTAGAAGGTTCCGATGCAGGAGGAGAGATCGCTCGCAGCCAAACTCTCAACGATTCCGAGCGTGGTGGCCATGATCGCAGATGATCCTTCCGCGGCCGCGCCGCTCTCAGAAGCAGATGCCGTGACGATCGTTCCGTCGGCAGCTGAGGTTTCGGACGCTCCGCCGGATTCGGAAACCGTCCCGGAGGTCGCCTGGGTTGCGCCGGGAACGTCCGAGGCGCTCCCGGTCTCATTCTGGATCGCCTGGGCGCTCAGGGTCGTAGAATTTGTGTCCTGGGCGTTCCCGACGTCGCCGCCGGTCGCCGGAGTCGTCAGAAGACGGTCCTGGGACTCCGAGGCGCTTCCGGCTTCGCTCTGCGACGCCACGGCGACCGAGGTCGTCGTCTGGGAGTCCGAACCGGTGCCCGTTTCGCTCCCGATCGCCGACGTGGACATCGTGCGGTCCTGGGAATCGGCCCCGGAGGCGCTTTCGGCGATCGAGGCCGGCGTCGACATCGTCCGGTTGGATGAATCGGCCCCGGAGGCCGATTCAGAAATCGAGGAGGACGTCGAGTACGTCCCGGAGACAGTATCTGCGCCCGAGGCAGCCTCGGAGTAGCTCGCCACCAGTGCTCCGGTCGCGCTCGGCACATCCGCCGCCGAGCCGGACTCCGACGCGCTCACGCCGTAGCTGCTGCCGGTCGACGTCGGCGTGAAGACCACGATCGCCGCGCTCGTGTCAGTGATCGCGCTGTCGGCCGACGTCCACTGACCGCTCAGGGTGCTGGAGCCGCTCGTGATAGACAGTGAGGCAGCGTTGGTCGGCAGGATCACCGAACCGTCCAAGATGTCGGTACCCTCTTGAGCCCAGCCAGATGGTCGCGTGAGGGTGTCGGTCGATCCAACACTGTTCTCGTGGAACCTGATGCCGAAAGCCTGGTCGCCCGAGCTCACCGGCAGATCCGTCGTCACGGTGCAAGTTTGGGACGACGAGACCTGGTGCGTCTGACCCTTGGACGTAACCGATAGCGTGGCCGGAAGGCCTGACAGACGCCAGATGTAGAACACCGCGTCCTCACCGCTGCTAACCGTTGGCAGTGTGACGGTGTGGGAGCCCGAGGAGACTCCCGCGAGCGCGGCGAATCCGCCGTAGGTCTGACTGGAATTCGACCAGGCGTTGAACGCGCCCGTGATTCGGCTGATCGTGCCATGCACGCTGTCACTGCACGCGCCCTGGTCGGCGTTGGCCAGGCCCGCGAAGCCGACCAGAATAGTGTCGTTGGCAGAGCAGGTGAATGTGGTCGAGCCGCTTACCACCGTGTTCGAGCCCGAGGCGTTCCATGCCTCGTAAACCAGAGTCTTGCTGAACGGCGGAGGGAGCGACGGCGAGTCGCTGCCGCTCATCGCCTCGGCGATCGACGCCACGAGCGCCGCCACCGCCGACGGAGAATCAGTGGCCGATCCGGAGTCGGACTGCGACGGGGTGTAGTTCGAGCCGCCGGCACGATCCGGAGCGTCCAGCGCGCTCGCCGCCTCGGACGCCGACACGTTGTAGGTGGAGCTCACCGCGTTGATCGACTCGAGCAGCTCACTCGGGTTGTAGAAGAGCTGCCACGGATTGGTGGACAGTGACTTGATCTCACTGTCGGCGAGCGCACGATTCCACACCGCCAGAAGCGCGATGTTGCCGTTGATCGGGAAGCCGCCGCTCGAGCCGTAGTCCCCGATGTAGGCCGCGCCGGACGCGAACGCCGCGTAGTTCTGTGCGTTGCCCGTGGCCTTGACCCCGTTCACCGTGACGTCGGCGGTCGTCGCGAACTGTCTGAACGCCACTACCTGCATCGTGCCGTCGGCGTTGACGGAGCCATTGGCGGAGTTGCTGATCGACCACACGCCGCTGAAGTTGGCACAGTACGGCGCGGCCTGGGTGTTCGCCGAAAAGAACACTCCGGTGTTGCTCCCGGGCGCCGACGCGACCATGAGCACAGTCCACGGCCCTGTGATCTTGCTGGAGGGCGTGAACCCTGCATTTGTGAGCGACCCTGCACTCGATCCCACGTTCAGGGCGCGCCCGACCCTCGTGTTCACCATCGAGGTGGTGCCGGTGTGCGTCCACGGAGTGTTCGTGACCACGTCCCAGGCCCGACCGAGCGGGTGGGCGACGCCGAAGTTGGCCAGGGAGACGAGGCGGTTGCAGAGGCTGCTGCGCCAGTTCGGGGAAGCGGTCTGCCCCGGCTGCCGGCTGTATCCCCGGGACAGGCCGAAGCGCGACATCGTTACGCCACCGTCGCCGAGATTTCCGACGTGTTGATGCTGCCGGTGGTCAGCGCCACGCCCAGGTCGTTCTTGCACACGACCTTGAAGTACGGAGGCAGCACGCCTCCGTACGCCGCGGCCACCGAGAACGATCTGATCTCGGTCTGGGACGCCGTGGGCATGGGGATCACGCCCAGCAGGGTCAGGTTGGCCTCGTCCGTGGTCGTGGTGCCGCTCGTCGGTCCCGACTGGTAGTTCGTGTTGTCGTACGACGCGATCGCAAACACCAGCAACTGCTTGTTGCCGGAGGGCGTGTTGGTCGTGGCGACTGTCACCTCCACCACGACGTCGATCGGCTGGTTGCCGGTGTTGTCCTTGGCAGACGACGCGACGTAGGTGGCGGACGCGAGCGTGGACAGGCCGCTGATGGTCAGCGACGTCCTCGTCCCGCAGATCTGCTTGACGGTTGCCACCTACCGCCTCACTCAGCCGCTTCGATCTGGTCCTCCTCGAACGGCCTCTTGTGCGGCTCGCCCTGGAGGTCCGTGTAGTCCACCACGTACTGGACCTTCGAGTTGTCGTCGGTCAGCACGAGCTCGGACACCACGCCCTCGATGACGTAGACCTTCTGCTTGACCTTGTCACCCACCTTGAACGGCAGTCCCATGTCAGTTCTCCTTGAGGTTGTGCTCAGACGCCCAGCGAGTAGCTGACGCTGAGCGTGTCGCCGTTGGCCACAGCCTTGTCGCCGCCCGTGAACAGGCCCGCCGAGATCAGCGTCCCGGTGGTGCCGTCCTTGGTGGCGACCGTCGTCAGGAAGCAGCCCTTGGCGGTGCCGGTCGAGGTGATGCTGAAGGTCAGCGGGCTCGACAGGGACTTGGACTTGCTCGCGGCGGACGACCACGCGCAGGTGGGCCGGGCAGACTGTGAGTACGTCGGCGCGTTGGTGCCGCCGGCCTCCGTCCACGTCGAATGGGACGACATCGTGTCGCCGATTACCGGCGTGCCCGTGTACGACACGGCGCCGATCAGGCCCATGTAGTTGGCGGCCGTGTACGACGAGCCGGCCAGGTACTTGTCGAGGATGTCGTTGCCGCCGACCGTCGTCACGACGTTCGGGAACGTGTCCTCCCACTTGAGGTTGCCCTGCGCGTCGTAGCACTTCGCGGTGAAGTAGCCTTGGGCGTGCGCGTGTTCCGCGACGCCAGAGCCCCTCATCAAGGCCGCCGCGGCAGCCGCGGCGGCCTTCAGCCGCTCACCCAGGGCCCGGATCTTCTTGGCCATTGCTCTCTCCTTCTTGCCCCTCGGGCGGTTGCTGTGGCGCCGGCGCGGGGAACCTCCACGCGTCGGTCTCTTTCTCCCCGAACGGCATCTGAGCCCTCCAGGGGGATTTTCCATGCGTCAGCTCGATGGGTACACCGATAGTTCTTGTCATTGCAGCGCCCGGGCGGCTCTAGTCCAGTGGCACGATCTCGACGGCATCGCGCACGAGCGGAATTTCTTCCATCACGTGCCGCCCGTCGGGCAGAGCCACGTCCTCGAAGAGGGAGACGACGACCCGACGGTCGTCCGGGTTGTGCGCCTTCACCTCGACGTTCGCGAGTTTGGGCGCCACGTAGGGCAGAATGGTCCTGTGGACCTCGAGCTCCAACTTGGCGTCCTGCAGGACGTCCTCGCGATGCGCGAGGCGCGCCAAACTGACCAACGGGTGGTAGTTGGGGTATTCCTGCTGGATGAGGGCCAGCGCCTGCTCCGATGCTGAGCGGACGCGAACCACTGAACTGTGGGCCAAGGCGATCTCCTACGCGCTGTGACCATTATACCGTGGTGGAGGCACTGTGTACACCGTTTCGATCCGGGGGATTTGGGAACCAACTCGTCCGGAGGACCGAGCTCGGTCTGACGCACGTCGCGCCTCGTCGTCGAACCCTTCCCGTTGCACGTCGCGCCTCGCACCAGGACCCTAATCCAATGCGCCTCGCACGTCGCGGACCTCTGAAACACTGTTATTAGCCATTTTTTCAAAAATGCCGGGCGACCTGGGCCGCGGGGCCGTGGGGAAAGGGGCCCCCTAAAAAATGTAACAGTGTGTAAAGAAGTGTAACGCGAAGTAAAAGACCAACGATGTAACGTGATGTAACGAGAAGATTAATACGATATTAACACGATATTAATACGGTATTAATACGGTATTAACAGACTATTAAGACGATGTAACAGTATTAAGATCAGGTTACAGACTATTAACGCGACATTAACAGGGCATTAATGCCAGGTTACAGACTATTAACAAGACATTAACGCCGTGCGTCGGTCTGTCTGCCATGTAACAAGATGTAAACGCTGTAACAGGGTGTACGTGACTACGACTACGATGTAACAGAGGTAACGAGATGTTAACGATTGCGACGCCGATGTAACAGAGGTAACAAGATGTAATAGTGTTGTACATCGCGCGTCGCGCGCGGTAGCGTCGGTCGGTCAACTGTATCGAGATGTAACAACCATCATTACAATCTGTTACCATCTGGCTGTACGTCTGGCTGTTTACAGTTACAAATGGGTGCTGTATTATATCTACATGCTAAACAAATAGGTGTTTAGCATAACCAAATGGAGTAACAAATGGAACAAACTCTCGTGGAAACCACCCGCCAACTCACCAACAAGGAGATGTGCGCTCTCCTGCTGTCCCTCCAGGAGCGTGTGACCACGCTGGAAGCCGCTCTCCAGAGCAAGTCCTCCGCACAGGTCACGTCCAAGGAGATGACGGACGAGGACGCTCGCTCGGTGCTGAACGGGGTCCACGCCACCTCCAAGCACAAGGACGCAGCCTCAGCCCTCGGACTGACCTACGGGCAGGTCTACAGCTGCAGGCTGGAGTACACCTTCAAGCACATCCACAAGGAGCTGAAGGACGAGGGCTTCAAGAACAGCTGGGTGAAGTGAGGAAGTACATAGGTAGAAATACCTATGTACAAGCCATGCTGATCATCCTCCTGCTCTACCTCATGGTGAAACTCTACACCAAGCGCGGGAAGCTCTAGGCCTCCCGGGACCGGAGAGACCCGGTCCATAGTAAATAGGTAGTTCTACCTATTTACTATGGAATCCACCACCTGTACAGTTACACTGTACACCAACCCACCCGAGGAGCCAACCATGGAACGTTCAGAGCACACAGCCAATTTGGGCATGGAAGCAGCCATCCCGCACCTCCGCAGGTACCCCGCCCCGGTCCCCACCCGCAGGCTGTCCTGGCTGAGCACCCTGCTCATCCGGATCTGCGGCTTCTGACATCCTGTGTACATAGGTAGAACTACCTATGTACACAGTAGCCAGATGCTGTTAGAATGGAATCTTCACAACTGGAGATTTAGATGTTACACACTGTAGACGTGCAATTCCACAATGTGAAGTTCACGCTCGAGCAAGCTGAGCTCCTCATGGACGAGATTCGGGACTTCATCAGCAGCACCCATCCAGAGCTCGTGGACGCTCTGGACATCGCGATCTGCGATGCTCCAGAGTAACAGAATGTAAAACAGCTGCACCCCAGCTCGGGGTGCTGTATAATGGAGCTGTAACAACCAAGGAGCACCTAAATGAGCATTGTGCAAATTGTTAAAGAGCAGCTGGAGCAGCAGCCACTTAAGCCCGAGGTGGCTGCTATGGTCCTACAGCTGGCTGCTTGGGAGGATGCAGCCAGTGCGGGGGAACTGGCTGTAGACCCAGATCTGCTGGCTGAGATCAGGCACTACATCCACTTTGAGGCCAATTAGCGGCCACTAGGCAGCCACCCCGCTGCCACCCAGCGCCCTCCGGCGGTCCCCGCCCGGCCCCGGCCGGGCGTCGCGCGGCGCGCCCTCCCCAGCGGATCCGCGCCCTCCGGGCCCTGCCCCTGGGCGCCCCCGTTCGCCCGTTCGCCCGTTCGCCCGTTCGCCATCGCCCCGGGTCCGCCCGGACTCGCCCCCGTTCGCCCGTTCGCCCCTCATGGGCGTCGGGACAAATCGAAGGGCGACGCGCGTCGCCCCCCGCCCTCACTTCTTCCAGGGGTTCTTCCACCCCGCGTCGCGGAGCTCCTTGTGCACGCTCTTGAAGGTGTACTCGAGGCGCGCGGAGTAGACCTGGGCGTACGTCAGGCCGACGGCCTCGGCCGCGGTCTTGTGGTCCATGTCCCTCGCGTCGCCGTCCAGGACCCGCCGCGCGTCGGCGTTGGTCATCGGGCGCTTGTCGGGGCTCGACTTGTTCCCCTCGCCCCACGCGTCGAACTCCGAGCGGAGCGCGTCGAGCCTCGCGCCGAAGGCAGTGAGGGCCTCGTCGAAGGCAGTGAGCTTGGCCTCGATCGAGTCGAGCCTGTCGGCAGTGGTCATTTCGTGATCTCCGTATCTGCACGTTGAGCAACATCGCTCAATACCAATTATGCACCCTTCTGGCACCCCTTGTACACTCCTTCGATCATGAATTACCGAGGCCCAGCTCGGATGCGGCCCCTAGGTCCCGCTCAAAGCGCCCCTAGGCCACGATCGTAGCACCCCACACGTCGCCCGTCGAACCCTCGAGGCCACACTTTGGAGCGCCTTTTCGGTATTTTAATAGGCCCAGCCCAAGGTTTACCGCTAGCGCCGTTTATTCATAAAACCTTAAGTCGTTAATTTTAAATAACTTTATGTAATTACCGCTACGGGACATTAACGAACGGTCCGGATCCTTTTATATTATAAATTTCTATGATTATTAGATATTGCTTTAATGTAACACTGCTTATGCTCTTTTTCTATTATATTCTTTTTATAAAATTAATGTTCTATACCGGTAAATACTAAAAGTTTATACCCGGACGACACTTAAGTGTTGATGGCTCACACACGGCGTACCGGTAGGTCAGTGTGCGAGGCGCGACGCACGTACCGGTATCCCTCAATCAATCCTGGAACTGGGCTCCGCGAGCACCGCGGAGCGATGTGCGATGTTCCCCGATCCTGGACCAATTGTTACAAAGCCCTGACCAACGCCGTGTGTGGGCTAGCGGTAACGCCCCTCAAATCCCGGGTAAGGGCCGGGGGCAGTCCGGAGCCATTGGGAGGAGTCCGGTGTACAGTGCCATGTCCTGGTCCGTCCATTGCTCCTGGGGAACGTCGGGATTCTCGCCACGCTCGCGCCTGAACTTGCGGACGGCCTCGGAGGCCTTCCAGCATTGGTAGTCGTACTCCTCCCATTTCTGCTTCCGCCACCGGTTCGCGATCTTGGCGGACGTGCATGCCTTGCACACCTCGGTCGGGACCATTGTGTGCCGGTCGTAGAAGAGCTTGTTGCCAAAGTGCTTGAGGTCGTTGGGTTTTACGACGCCGCACCTCGTGCAGGCCTTTTCCTTCAAATCGGTGATCGCGGCGAGCAATCGTGCACGCCGCTGGGCATCGGTTTCGTACGCTTTCTTCATGTCACTGCCTTCAGGTTGGAATGTGTAGCTATGTCCGGGAGCCGCTATCGATAACTTATACGAGGAGCTAGTCCGGGAGTCCCGGACATACACCGTGGTCTCCCGGACGTACACGGTGGAGCGCTAAAATTCGTTAGTTTAACGCGCGAACTTTGCACTGTGGAACTCTTTCGTGGACCCGGGCAGCGTCACCCGAGGATGGCGCTGCCCGGTGCGAGGCGCGGCGCGCGAGGCGTCAGGCGCAGCGGAATTCGATGATCCGCTCCTCGGCGGCGCGTTTGTCCGCGAGCGCCTGGCTGTGCTCGGACTCATCGATCTTGGAGTAGAGGCCGTTTCGACCGATGGCCTGGTCGGCGTCGTGGTACTGCCGGAGCATGTCGGCCTCGTCGAAGAGGTTCTTCAGGGCGATGCGGCTGACCCAAACGGCGTCGCCGGGCAGCCGCGTCGCCTCCTCGATCCTGCTGTACTGGTCGTGCAGGGAGGGCTCGGGCGGGGCGCTTCGCGCTTCGATCGGCGGCCACTCGATCGGCCCGGATCGGACCGCGTCCCGGGCCACGACTCGCGGCTCCCGGCCGGTCTCTATGTCCAGGATCCGGTTGACCTCCTCGAGGATCATTCGGGCCGGCGCGGCCACCGTGTAGAAGTGGTCGGGTGGCATGCAGGACAGCTCGACGGTGCACGCGTTGGGGTTAGCCATGTGCTGCGTGACGGCCACGACGTGCTGCGCACGGACCATCACGGCCGGGGCGAGCGCGCCGTGGAGCTGCAGGTTGACGAAGTGCGGGTTCATGCGAGGTCCTCCGTGAGCTTGATGAGCATGTCGATCTTCCTGGCGGTGCGGAGCGTGGCCTGCTCCTCGGGCGACAGCCAGTAGAACACGTCGCGGACCTCCTTGGGCGAGGGCGCGTGCTGCGCCGCGATGCCGAGCCGGGCCATCATCATCGAGATGGCCATGAATTTGGAGAGGTCCTCGACCAGCTGCCTGTCGGACTTCCGGCTCTGATCGACGTTCGGTCCGACGTTGCAGTGGGCCTTCACGGCCGCCGTGATGTGGTACGTGAGGTCCCAGTAGTCGTCCGCGACGCACGCGATGGCGCCGTTGCGGATGCAGATGCGGACGTCGCGCGGGAGGCACTCGAGGACGGTCTTGTCGTGCGTCTCGGCCATGTCAGAACTCCTCTACCATCCGCGGCTGGACGGCGGTGGCGGTCACCTCGAAGGTGCCGGCGTCGAGGACACTCTGACCGACCAGGACGTCCGACCTGATGCGGACGGATCCGTCGGCGTAGGCCTGCAGGACGGTGCCGGCGTCGGACTGGGTCACGACGTAGTCGCCCATGGCGGCGATCTGCAGCGGCAGTCCGCCGAATGTCTTGAGGGTGCGGGGGATTTCGGTCATTTCGATACTCCGTTGAGGATGCACAGTTGGTCGGCCTGCTCCGGCGTCATGCCGTAGTGGGCCAGGGGATCGACCTCGAAGCGGCCGCAGTCGCTGAGGTACGGGTTGGTGATGGCCATGCCGCCGATTTCAGCGTACCAGGCAGGGAGGAGCGAGCCGTCGATGCCGACGCGGCACTCTCTGGCGTAGCGCAGCTTGAGTTTGGGGATGACGTGCATCACACGCGCTCCCACGTGCCGTCGGCGTGGACGGTGACCACGGGCGGATCGACGTAGTCGCAATCATCGCCCGGGCCGCGGTGACACGTGTACTGCACGTAGCCGTTGTTCTGCGCGATGATCTGCGCGATCTCGTCCTCACGGATCGCGCCGGCGCGGCGAAGTGCGATGCGCAGGAGCTGCACGTCCAACGGGCGTCCCTTCTCGATCACATTGCGACGGAGGAGGACCCTATCGTCCATGGGCGAGACCTCTACGGGCTCGCCGCGGACCTGTTCGAGTGTGTGGCGGAGGACCATGATCACGCTCCTACGGTGATGGGATGGCTCATGATCTGCGCGAACTCCTCGGCGGAGTACATCTTGTGCAGGTCCTCGAGCGCCTCGGTGA